ACTTGCAAAAGCCACACGGATGACAAGCTCACAAAAGGCGAGTGCTGTCAGACGAAAACGTGCAGCCCAAAATACTGGCCCTAAACCAACTAACGTAAAAACAATTGTTAAAAGAACTAAAAAATCTGAAGGTGGTTATATTGGAAGTTTCATCGACTTGAATGTTGATGGAAAAACATATAGTAATCCATCTTACAGGAAATATTACAAAGGTATGATATAATGATTAAATCAAGAGGAATGGGCAGAGCTTTCTTACAAAAAGGTTCACCTAAAATTTTTGACCAATTAGAAAATAACGTACCATATCCCAAAGGTCATAGAGTTGAAATGGCTAAAGGTGGTAGAACTCCAGCGTGGCAACGTAAAGAAGGTAAATCTGAATCAGGCGGATTAAATAGAAAAGGTATTGCATCTTATAGAGCTGCAAATCCTGGTTCTAAACTTTCTATGGCTGTCACAACTAAACCTTCAAAATTGAAGAAAGGTTCTAAGGCTGCAAATCGTAGAAAAAGTTTCTGCGCACGTATGAAAGGTATGAAGAAAAGATTAACTTCTGCAAAAACTGCACGTGACCCAGATTCTAGGATTAATAAAAGTCTTAGAAAATGGAACTGCTAATGAACTTTGAAGAATTTTTAATTAAACTTAGAAAACACATACGAAATTCTTACCAGTCTGTAGGTGATACTATGGTAGCTGGAGGAGTAACAGATATGGAAAAATATAAATATCTGTTAGGACAGGCACACGCCTTACAATTAATAGATCAGGAAATCTCAAACCTGCTAAATCCAAAGGAGGATAAAAAAGATGAGCAACGAGACGAAACAAACGTCATTAAATTCGGACAACGAAATACCGAAGAATAATACAGGGCTTTTAGATAAATATAAGTCCCAACCAAAACAAGAAGTAAAAAGATTAGATGAAAATAACATTGGTTCAATGTTGGACCAACTACCAGAGCCATCTGGTTGGAGAATGTTAGTTTTACCATTTACACCAAAAGAAAAAACAAAAGGTGGAATCATATTTTCACAAGAGTCTTTAGACAAAGCTAGAATGGTTACAAACTGTGGCTACGTTTTAAAGATGGGACCTCTTTGTTATAAAGACAAAGATAAGTTTGAAAGTGGTCCTTGGTGTAAAGAAAAAGATTGGGTGATCTTTGCCAGATATGCTGGTTCAAGACTACCAATAGAAGGCGGAGAAGTCCGTCTACTTAACGACGACGAGGTTCTAGGAACTGTAAAAGATCCAGAATCAGTGTTGCATTACATTTAACATAGGAGGAATCTATGCAAGAAGAAAACAAAAGAGAAATACCTATGGTGGATATTGATACTTCAGGTCCAGAGCAAGAAGTTGAATTAAACGACGAAGCTCAATCTGAAAATCAAGTTGAAACCAAGGAAGATGTTTCCGTAGAGGAAACAAAAGACTCTAGCACCAAGCCGCAAGCAACAAGCAGCGAGGAGCAAGGAGCTGGCGACCAGAAAGATAAAGAATTAGAAAACTATAGTAAGGATGTTCAAAGAAGAATTGCTAAACTCACTGGAAAGTGGAGAGAAGCACAAAGACAAAGAGACGAAGCTTTGGCTTTTGCAAAAGCGCAAAAGGAACAAAGAGAATCTTTGTTAAAGAAATATTCTTCAGTTGAACAAGCTGGAGTAAAAGACAGAGAAGAGAGAATCAAATCTGGTTTACTTGCAGCTCAAACAAAGTTAGCTCAAGCAAGAGTTAATGACGATGTTGCTTCAGAAGTTGAAGCACAAAAAGAAATAGCAAGACTAGGTTATGAAGAAGCTAGACTTGCTGAAGCTAAGTTAGCGGTAGAATCAATGCCTAAAGCTGAATCAAAGAAGGAAGAAATTCCTACCTTTGAACCAAGAAGGCAAGAACCACAAAGAATAGATCCTAGAGCAGAAGCTTGGGGAGCTAAAAATAAATGGTTTGGTACTGATACACCAATGACTTATACGGCTTTTGACATCCATAATAAATTGGAAGAAGAAGGTTATGATCCTAACAGTGACGAATATTATGCTGAAATAGACAAAAGAATGAGACTTGCTTTTCCGCAGAAATTTGATACAACTACTGGTACAACGGCTGAAAATACGACTAAGCCAGTACAAACAGTAGCGTCGGCGACGCGAAGTACAAAATCAGGTCGCAGAACTGTGAGACTCACCCCTTCTCAAGTTGCTATCGCCAAAAAATTAGGAGTGTCATTGGAAGATTATGCAAAACAATTAAAAATAATCACGAAGGAGGTTTAAGCATATGAACGAAGATAAAAACATTAAGACCCCGCGTGCGAGTCAGTCTAGAGTTTCTGATAAGAGACCTACAACCTGGACTCCCCCGTCATCACTAGATGCACCACCTGCGCCTGATGGATTCAGACACAGATGGATAAGAACTGAAACACTTGGTATGGACGATACAAAGAATATGTCAGGTAAACTCAGATCTGGATGGGAACTCGTAAGAGCGGACCAATACCCAGAGCATCCTTATCCACAAGTTGCTGAAGGCAAATACGCAGGAGTGATAGGAGTTGGCGGCCTTGTGTTGGCAAGGATACCAGAAGAGATCGCAAAATCTCGTGAAGCTTATTTTAGAAAACAAGTTTCAGATAGAGATGAAGCAGTAAACAACGATCTTTTGAAGGAACAACACCCAAGTATGCCAATCAATAGTGAGAGGCAGAGTCGCGTAACTTTTGGTGGTACTAAAAAATAATTTTTTAGCAATACCAACTACCGTGATACTAAATATAAACTAAAACTTAGGAGTAAAAACTATGGCAAACAAAGACGCTGCTTTCGGATTGAGAGCAATCGGAAAAGTTGGTCAGAATAGAGACAACCAAGGTTTAAGTGAATATAGTATTGCAGCCAACTCAACGGCTATTTACCAAAACGACCCAGTTAAAGCTTTAGCTACTGGATACATTGGTGTAGCAGGAGCAGGCGGTAACTTATTAGGTTCGCTTAACGGTGTATTCTATACTGATTCAAGCAATTCGAAACCTACGTGGGCTAATCACTTAGAAGCATCTAACGCTGCAACAGACATCGTTGGATTTGTAAGTGACGATCCTTATGAAAGGTTCGAAATACAATCAAGCACTACACTACCTATTGAAGATATTAACTTAAACGCAGATTTAGCAACTTACGTTGCTGGTTCTTCACCGAACTACATATCTAAAGTTGAAGTTGATACTGGCACAATGGTTAGTACAGCTGCTCAAATCAGAGTTATCGGAGTTACTAAAGATGACGAAAACAATCAATTAGCAAATGCTACAACTTATGCAGCAAATGTTAACGTTGTTGGAATCATTAACGAACATAACTTAAAAACAACAAGCGGAATATAAGGAGATAAACTATGGCTATTAGTAGAGGACAACTAGTTAAAGAACTAGAACCAGGTTTGAATGCTTTATTCGGCTTGGAGTACAAAAGATATGAAAATCAGCACGCTGAAATTTTCGACACTGAAACTTCAGACAGAGCTTTCGAAGAGGAAGTAATGTTATCAGGTTTCGGCAATGCTCAAGTTAAACCAGAAGGTTCTGGAGTAACTTTTGACAGTGCACAAGAAACTTTCACTGCTAGATATACGCACGAGACAATTGCTCTTGCTTTCTCAATCACTGAAGAAGCGATTGAAGATAACTTGTATGACAGATTAGCTTCGAGATACACAAAAGCTTTAGCAAGATCTATGGCGAACACTAAACAAGTAAAAGCTGCAAATGTATTAAACAATGCATTTGATTCAGCCTTTGCTGGCGGTGATGGTAAAGAGCTTTGCGCTACTGACCACCCAACAATCGCTGGTACAGTTTCAAATGAGTTAGGCACTTCTGCCGACTTAAATGAAACTTCATTAGAACAGTCGTTAATTGATATTGCGGCTTTCACTGATGAAAGAGGCTTGAAAATAGCTGCGAGAGGATTGAAATTAATCATCCCTAGTGAATTACAATTCACTGCTGAGAGATTAATGAAATCAGCTCAAAGAGTTGGAACTGCGGACAATGATATTAACGCAATCAACAGTATGGGAATGATTCCACAAGGTTATGTGGTTAATAATTTCTTAACTGACACAGATGCGTTCTTCATCAAAACAGACGTACCTAACGGTATGAAAATGTTCGTAAGATCACCAATCAAAACAGCTATGGAAGGTGACTTCGATACTGGTAACGTAAGATACAAAGCAAGAGAGAGATACTCTTTTGGTTTCTCTGACTTCAGAGGTATCTTCGGATCACCAGGTGCGTAATACTTAATTTAAAGTATTATTATTTTGAAAGGCCCCTTGATTGGGGCCTTTCTTTTTAGTAGAGTGATAGAATGCAGAGAAAGAAATTTAGAATACAAATTCGAGCTTATGGTTACACTACAGACTTCATTGCTGAAGCTTTAGATACAACTGAATCTATTGAAGAAGTGGTCCTTGACAAAATAGGAAAAAATGCTATTGTGTGGGAAGCAGATATCTTTTACGATAAACGTAAATGTTATATAACCTATGAGGAGGTTAACGATGGCTCAAGACAATATGGTGTTGTTCGCTCAGAAGATCAGACTCGAATCTAAATGGAATGAGTTGTTTCTTCAAAATGGTGGACTAGTAACACCGGAAATGTCAGTTCTTGGAGATCAGATCAAAACAGTAATTAGATCTATCTTAAAGAATCAAGAGAGTCCTAAGAGAAATCCATTAGATGGTGAAATCCATCTATTTGCTGGCTAATTAGGAATAAACTCTTTTTGTTACAAAAGCAGTCAAACGCTATAGGGATTCCTTGCACTCTTCTATTTTTTCATATATAAATTAATCACTATACATAAATATTCTACATAGACGCGTATAGTCGACGGCCTAGAGACTATGTGGAAATAACTAGGAGGATAATAATATGGCAAAAACTACATTTTCAGGACCGGTACAATCTTTAAATGGATTTATTGGTGCTGGTGTTGGAGCAACTAAAGATTTCACAAGTGGAACTTTAACAGTTGCTGATCACGCAGGAAGAGTTATTAAAGTCAACGACGCTGACGGAAAAATAACTTTACCTTCAATTAATGCTTCGGCTGATTCAGCTGTTGCAGGTCCAAATGATGTTAATAACCCAAATAACTTAGGTGCAACTTATACTTTCTTTATTGAAACAGCTGCAACTGATTTGGATATTAAAACAGATGGTACTGACAAATTCTTTGGTTCAGTTACAAATCTTAATACAACAGATAATGCTGTTGTAGCTTTTGTACCAGCTGCAACTAACGATGTTATGACTTTCAATGGAACTACTAAAGGTGGTAAAGTTGGTTCAGTCATAAAAGTTACAGCAATTGATACAGCTAAATATTTAGTAGAAGGTATGAACATCTGCACAACTACTGCAGGTAATACAGCTACAGTATTTGCTGACAGTTAATAATTAGTGGAGCTCCTTCGGGAGCTCCTAAAAATTAGGAGATATTAAAATATGAAATCAGATGTTAAAGCAACGCAGAAAACTACAGCAGGTTTAGTGTTTGCAGGAAGAACAAGATTAAGAGGAATTATTCTTGGAGCACCTAATGCTACAACTGCAGCAGCTGCAACGCTATTAAACGGAACAGCAGGTTCTACTTATTTTCAAGTAGATGCACCAGCAGGTGACGTTTTTGCATTTAATATTCCAGAAGATGGAGTATTATTTGAAAGCGGAATTTTCGTAACAGACTTAGTTGGAAAAGTAACTGTCGTATACGATAAGTAGGAGGCTAAATGGCTAATACTACTTCTGGAACAACAACTTTTGATAAAACTTTTTCTATTGATGAAATCATAGAAGAAGCTTACGAAAGAATTGGAATGCAACCTAATGCAGGTTTTAATTTAAAATCTGCTAGACGTTCTTTAAACATAATGTTTCAAGAATGGGCAAATAGAGGTTTGCATTATTGGGAAGTTGCAAATAACTCAATCACATTAGTTAATGGTCAATCAGTTTATACAATGTATAGATCAACTAGTGATGGTACTTCTGACGCTACAGCTGTTTATGGTGTAGATGATGTTTTAGAAGCTTCTTACAGAAATTCTTCTTCAGTAGATTTTCCTTTAACTAAAATTAATAGATCTGAATATCAATCATTATCTAATAAAACAGATACTGGAGTTCCAGTACAATACTTTGTTCAAAGATTCATAGATAAAGTTACTATAACTTTATATTTAACTCCTGGCTCAACTGAAGCAGGAAATTTTATTAATTACTATTATGTAAAAAGAATTCAAGATGTTGGAGTTTATACAAATGCAACGGATGTACCTTATAGATTCGTACCTTGTATGGTTTCTGGATTATCTTATTATTTGTCTCAAAAATTTGCACCACAAAGAACGCAAGAATTAAAATTATTGTATGAAGATGAACTTCAAAGAGCGCTACAAGAAGACGGCTCTTCTAGCAGCTCGTATATAAGTCCGAAGGTGTATTATCCAAGTGTCTAATACTGCTTCAGGAAAATTTTCAAAATTTATTTCAGACCGTTCAGGTATGGAATTTCCATACAAAGAAATGGTTACTGAATGGAATGGTGCTAAAGTTCATATTTCTGAATTTGAACCTAAACATCCACAATTAGAACCAAAACCACATACAGCAGATCCACAAGGTTTAAGAATGGCAAGACCAGATAGAACAGAACCACAAACTGACCCATTATTACAACCAGAACCTTTTATTATAACTTCTGGTAGTTCTACTATTAATGTTTATGAACCATCACACGGAAGAACAACAGGAAATGTTGTTGCATTTAGAAATGTTGATGGAAGTCCAGGAGGATTATCTTATACATTATTTGAAAATTCAAATGGTTTTAGTATAACAGTAACAGGTACAGATAATTATACTTTCAATTTAGGAAGTACACCTACTGTATCAGGAAGATTTGGAGGAATGACTGTTACAGCAGGACCTGTGACATTAACACCATAATATGACATACGCAGAACTAGTTACAAAAATAAGAGATTACACAGAGGTTGATGCAACTGTATTTACTTCAACTATCATCAATGGATTTATTTCTGATGCAGAATTTAGGATTTTAAGAGATGTAGATTCTGATAATAATAGATCTTATGCACAAGCTGATATTATTGCAGGTCAAAGATATGTAAATACACCATTAATTAATGATGAAACATTGATCATTAGATCAGTTCAAATTACTAATTCTACAGGTGGTGCAAATAATTCTAGTCGCTCGTTTCTAGAATATAGAGACACGAACTTTATATCTGAGTACAATCCAACAGGAGTACAAGGATTACCAAAATACTATAGTTATTGGGACGAAGACACTATTGTTATAGCTCCAACCCCAGATCAAAATTATAATATGCAGATAAATTATATCTTGAAACCAAATGGATTATCGGTTAGTAATACTCAAACATACTTAAGTAAGGAATTTCCCAACGGACTTTTGTATGCTTGTTTAGTAGAGGCTTACGGGTTTTTAAAAGGACCAGCTGATATGATCCAATTCTACGAAGGAAAATATAAGCAAGCTCTTGAGGGATTCACCGTAGAGCAAATGGGAAGACGAAGAAGAGATGAATACCAAAGTGGTTCACCTCGACTTCCAAAAACACAATAAGGAGTAAAATATGGCTATAACACAAGCGGTTGCAAATAGTTTTAAAAAAGAATTACTAGAAGGAACTCACAAGTTTCAATTTTCTGGTGGTGACACTTTTAAACTTGCTTTGTACTCTTCTACTGCAACGTTAAACTCTGCTACTACAGCTTATACAACGACTAATGAAGTTCCAGCTTCTGGTCAGTATTCTGCAGGTGGTGGAATATTAGTAAAACCAAATCCAAGTACGTCAGTTGCATCAGGTGTTGCAATGGTTACTTTTGCGAATTTGTCTTTTACTGGTGTGACGATTACAGCTAGAGGTGCTTTAATTTATAATGTTTCATCTGCAAATAAAGCAGTTGCGGTATTAGATTTTACAAGCGACAAGACAGCAACTTCAGGAACGTTCACAATTCAGTTCCCAGCATTTACAACTTCAGCAGCGATTCTAAGAATTGGTAACGCGTAGGAGGTAACTTCCTATGGCCAATGCTTGGGGCGAGCTTAGTTGGAACGCAGGTAACTGGGGCGATCAAAACAATGTAACGGTTTCCGTTACAGGGTTAAGTAATTCTATTGCTCAAGGTCAAGCAGGAGGATTTCCTTTCCCAGGTTGGGGTGCTTTAAATTGGAGTTCAGGAAGTTGGGGAGATGTTCAAAATGTTTCTGAACAATTAACTGGATATCAATTAAATATTTCTCAAGGAGATGCTTTAGGAGTACCTAACCAAGGTTGGGGTTCTGATTCTTGGGGAGTTGAGAATTGGGGTGAAAGCGGAAACGCAGTTACCTTAACAGGTTTTGGATTAACCATTGATTCAGGACAAAAAGAAGCTTGGGGTCAATTAGGATGGAATGCAACAACTACAGAATGGGGCGGTCCATATGTTCCAGAGATTGCAATCGGTCAACAAATTAATGCATCAGGTCAACAATTAAATATTAGTTTAAATAATATTACAGAAGTAATAACTGTAGATGCTTTCCCACAAGGCATTGAATTAACAACAAATTTAGGAACATTAGATCCTGCACCAGATGCAGAAGTAACAGGTCAACAATTAAATATTGGTGTTGGTACAGTATCAGCTTACAACGAACAAGGTTGGGGTAGAGATGCTTGGGGTACTGAAGTTTGGGGAGCTGAAGGTTTCTGGGCTTTTGTTGATGTAACTGGTCAACAATTAAATACTTCTCTTGCAAGTGTAAATACTAGATCAGATGTAGACGTTCAATTAACTACAACTTATGATCCAGGTTGGGGTAATGTAATAGGTTGGGGTCAACAAACTTGGGGTCAAGCTACGGCAGAATCTGCATTAGAAATGCCTGCTCCTACAGATGTTGAAGTAGATCCAGATACAGCTTTAGTAGGTCAACAATTAAATATTTCTTTAGAAGATGTAACAATTACTGCTGACGCTAATTTATCATTAAGTG